TTGCATGTCTGATAACCAACCAAATGGCTCACTACACCGGTCTGTATTACATTCCGCAAGAGATGACCTGTTCACTTGTGGGCATGAACATACCGGATGCCAGGAAGGCCTTTGAGGAGCTTGAGAACATGGGACTCATAGAATACGACCATGAGAACCTTGTGGTCTGGGTCATCAACCTCTTCAAGCATCAGGTCTATGTCCCGGCGTATAATCTGTCGGACAGGCAAAAGAAAGGTGTGGAGAGCCACTTCCTCACCCTGCATGAAACCTCGCTTATCAGGTCTTTTGTTGAACACTACGAATTAAAGCTGAAATATGACTGCCGCGAAAAAACAGAAAGACCCGCGAGGGAAGAAAAGAAATCAAAAGAGAAAGAGGCTCCCGAATTCTCCTTTGACGCTTTCTGGGCGTTGTATCCCGGTAGGAATGGAAAAAAGGACGGAAAAGAGAAATGCAGGGTTTATTACAAGCGGTTCAAGAACGGCGACCGGGAACTGGTGATTCAGGGTGCGAGGAATTATGCGGACAGCACCCAGGCGAGAGAGGGTTTTGCAAAAGACCCGATACGGTTCCTACAGGAAAAGGGCTGGATTGATTGGCAAGAACCGGAAGGGACGGCATTGCCGGAAGGGAAGAAGGATTCGTTGTGGAGATGAAAAAGGAGGAGGAAAAATGAGAGATATAAGCATCAAGGACGCAGGGCAAGATTTTCAGACAGGCAAATGGATGCTGGCGGTGAGCGTGGGATGCGAGTGTTTTATCTTTCGGCGGGAAGATGAGGTCATTCCCTTTCTGACGGAATATCTGAAAGACCCGCACGGGGTTGAAGATAAATTTTACAAACGTACGGCAAAAGAGGCGGATGCACCGACACCCCCATGGCCGGAACCTGTCGATGCAGAGATGCCGACTAACAGAGAGATGCCGACTACCAGACCGATGCAGAGGCCCAGGGTGACGGCCAGATGATTAACAAGGACTTCTACGACGAGAAGATGCTCGAGGCTTTTAAGCTCATGGCGGTCGAGAACCGCGGGATGAGGGAGATGGCCCGGTTCGCCTTCGAGAAGGTACAGAGGGACTTTGAGAATTTGGATTTACAGCGTTCGCTCGACGAGTTGGTTGAATCAGACCAACACCGGTTCGGGTTTTCAACCCTGTTGCGCCTCTTAAAGAAATACCGCGACATCAGGATTACCTCAGACTACCAGAGGAGGAAGGCGTATGAAAAAACGGAAACCGAAAAAACCCTGTCGCACGAAGAGATAGCAAAGCTCGTCAACGATGTCCTTGTGAAGAAGCAACCCGTGGAAGGGGGAAAACCCTACCTGAGGGCCAACTCTACGATTCATGGAAAAGACGGGTCGCAACGGGCGGTCTGGATAGACCCGGACGACCCGAACATGGTTGTCGGGCGGGCGCTGACATTAACGTATAATTACGATGCCGGGGTGATGGCGAGAAGGCTTATCGTGAACCTGAGCATGGTGAATCACACCTTTGTGGACAACATCGTGGACAGGTATCCCAAGGCGTACAAGGTTCGCGGAGAACAGCCGGAGCTTGTGTATGACGATGAATTTGTCCCCGAGGCGGACATATGACGGTTTGGGAAGAAACAGAGGCACTCTTTGAGCGGATGGATAAGGGGTACCGCCTGTGCAAGAATTTCGGGGAGGTCCAAATAAAAACTCCACAAGCCTTGGAACCGAGGACTGCGGAACTGTCGGTCATTCCTCCGTCTAGCGGTGCGTCCCGTGAAGAAATCGGAGATGGCCACTCCCCGTTTGAACCGGAATTTGGTGATTACAATGACTTTTTATAACAAAGAGCTGGTCTTGAAAATCAGGGACGAAAAAGGGGAACAAAAGTTCGTGTCCCTTAATATGCCTGATGGAGCCAGGTTTGTAACTATTAGCTTTTCCACAGCAAAAAAGAACTATTTTCCTGTTAGGCTTGAATTGCCCCCGGAGAAAACCCTTCTCTGGGAGATATATCGGGAGGAAGGAAAATGACAACGTATACCTGTCACTACATCCTCTGGTGGATGGACAAGCAACCCGTGGCCCTGGCCGAGGTCGTCGAGAAAAGGCCGGAATACCTGGAACCCTTGAAGGAAACGATAAAACTCATGGAAAAGGCCCGGCATGCAGAGGATTTAAAACGGCACGTTGCACGGATACAGGGATTATATAAAAAGGCGGTTCGCCTGATACTGGAGGAACAGAATGGCAAATGAAAAATCTTCAACAGACCTGGTGGCAAGGGCGACATCGCTCCAGGCAATGCTTGAAAAGTACAAAGGCCAGATAGAGAGGGCGTTGCCCGAGCAGATTCGGGTTGACCGGTTCGCCCGCATAGCCTTCTCAACGGCCCAGAAGAACCCGAAGCTCCTTTTGGCCGACCAGAAATCATTCATATCGGCCCTCATACAGTCGGCCCAACTTGGCCTGACCGTTGACGACATCCGCGGCCACGCATACCTTGTCCCATACTGGGACAGCAAGAAAGGTGCGTACACCGTCCAGTTCATCCCCGGCTACAAGGGCTTGATGGAACTGGCCGACAGGTCGGGGAGAATCGGGACGTTCTTTGTCGAGATTGTCTACGAGAACGAAGTCCACGCATACATGGGCGGGAGTGAGCCGGACATCAAACATGTTCCGTTGCCCCCGTCGGAGAGAGGCGAGAAGAAGGTCGCCGTCTATGCCGTGGTCACTTTGAACGGCGGCGGGAAGAGAATGGTCTGGATGTGGATGGAAGATGTCATGAAGATACGCGACAAGTCCGCCAGTTACGCGGCGTACAAGGCGAAGAAGGTTTCGTCCTGTATCTGGGTCGAACAGGAAGAAATCATGATTAAAAAGACGGCCATCCGACAGCTTGCCAAGTACATACCCCAGTCACCGGAGCTTCAGCGGGCGACGATGCTCGAGGAGAAGGCCGAGGCCGGGCAGTTGGAGCGGGAATTTGTCTTTGACGATGAGGACTATTCGGACATGATGTTGGGAAGCGGCGACACCGCGAAAGAAAAGACCGACGAGAAGGTCGAAGGGCTGAAGGAAAAGTTAAATGGGCAGACAACCTGATTTGGTTGTACCGAGGGAAAAAGTGGAGGCAATGGGGGTTGGAGGTATCAAGTCCGTCAAGTCGGGGTGCCTTCTTCATTTTGGCATCTCATGGCGCCCGGACAAGATAGGGTTTGACGGAAGCAATTATTTGTTTTACAAGAAGGAAGAATGAACGAAAAATGCGAGTGGAAGATGACGGAGAGCGTGATTCATATTTTCTACAAATCGTCGTGCGGGGGCAAGTACAGCCCCGTTCACTTAATTGGCAGGGAATCGCTGTGTCCCGGCTGTGGAAAGGAAATAGAAATAAAAGATGAACTTTGAAACGGCCTGGGTGAAGAAAGACGGAATGTATGTCTGGGGGAGATTCCACACTTACAGGGTTGAGGGGAAGAAAACAGGCAGACTCCTGAAGGTCGGGGCATCGGTGGCACAAATGACAAACGGACGGTGGATGTGGAAAACAGGGGCGAAGTGGGGGGTAGCAGAAACGCTAGAAGAGGCAAAGGCAGAAACCCTGAGGTATCTGTTGACGAGCTGTTTTCTGAACTAAGCGTTTTCGAGCGTCAGGTCTATTGCCTGTGGGTCGGAATAAGGTGTAGCAAGTCTTTCTCTCTCAGAGAAATAGCCAAACTTTTTGGCATATCGCACGAAACAGTAAGAAAAGGGATATTGAAGGCTATTAAAAAGCTAGGACAGGCGCACCCAGAATACCATAAAATTATAGAAAAGGAAAAGGAGTCTGAAAAATGGCGTCAAAATCCAAAATATATAGCTTGATAGGAAAGATAGCGGAGGCGTTGGACGAGTTGGACGCCGAGCTTCAGGAGGTGTTTGACGAGATATGCGACCTCAAGAAAGAGGGCCGTGACCTTGCAGACGAGGTAAAGACGCTGGTGGCAAAAAGGAGTCACGATGGCCGTACGAAAAAAGAAAGCGATTGAGGAATTTAGCATCGACGCCGTTCTCCGGGGGCTTCACGAAACCATAGACGACCTTGGTGGCTTCAAATACATCAAGTCGCAGATGGAGGCCGACCCGGTGTTCGCCCGGCAAGTCCTGAGGGATTATGTCGCCCTGGCGAAGATGGCGGCAGACCGGGACGCGAAGGCAAAACCCAGCGAGAAAGACACACACCAGTTTGTCATCCAGGGTTTGAACGGCAAGATAGAAGAGGAGAGCGAGAAGAAAATAACCGACCACGAGGTCAGGATAAAGGGGTTTAATTGATGGAATACACCGGCGAGAGGGTAGTGCCGGACGACCCGGCAAGCCGCGACAACCTGTATGTCCACCTGGCCCTTCACGGCAAGGCCCGGGTCATAATCAGGCAATTCCTGGAAGAGAAGAAGATTATCCATCCGACCCTCATCGACATCGGGTGCGGGTGTGGTTACGGGACGGCCCTCATGGCGATGGAAACGATGCATTGGGCCAAAGGTATAGACAACTGCCGGGAGGCCGTGGAGTACGCACAGAGGAACTATGGGAACGTCACCCTGGCCTTTGACGTGGCGGACGCCCTGGCCCCTCAACCGGCCTACGACATTGTGACCTGTATGGAGATGTTCGAGCATGTCGAGTTCCCCTACCTTCTGGCCGAAACCCTGATGGAAGTGGCGGGCCAACTTCTCATCGTCTGCACCCCGAGCGGGGAGGCGTGTCCTTATGACCCGCAATCCGTGGCCGAACGACGGGGCTATCACGTCAAGCACTACACCAAGGCTGAACTTATGGACATCTTCCCTCACGCCAGGGTTGAAACGTATATGGAACAATATTTCGTCATATGGGAGAAAAATCATGATACAAAACAAACTAATGAAAAATGGGACGTTAGACTTTAAAGAGCTGAAGAAGAGGGTTTCCGGAGCGTGGGGTGTTCTCACGGGTACGAAGTTCGCCACCAAGGCACAGCTCACACCCCGGAAGAAGAAAGAGCAACAAGAACAACTGTTTTATGTTATCGAAAAATGAAGATAATACTACCGTTGACGCTAATCATTCCTCGTAAGACGAAAGAGGACAAGGTGTTCGCATTAAACCTGAACACCTACCGGAACACGCATCACATGACCATGAACCAGGCGAAGATTCTCTGGGTCGAGGTCGTGCGGAACGCCGTCCGCGGCAGGGTCTTAACCTTTTTACCGCCGTATAAGTTTACATACACGATATTTCCCGGTTCGGCCCGAGCCTTTGATATTCCGAACGTGGCACCGGCCATCGAGAAGTTCACGGACGATGCCCTTCAAGAGATTGGAATTATAGCGAACGACAACTACAGGGTCTTGCCGGGTGTTGACTACCGGTTCGGTAGCATAGATAAGGGGAACCCAAGATGCGAACTGGTAATCTCAAAATACGACCCATCATCGCCATAGACAAGAGTCCCTGGCAATCAAGATACAGGTTCCTGTGCCTCAACAAGTTCAGGATAATGTTCGAGGACGAGGTATTCGAGTTTATAAAGGGCCAGTTGGTGGCGACACAAGACCCGAGGTGGGAAGCAACCCTGGCCAAGGGCGTGGAGAAAGGCATTGTACAGCGAATCGAAAATTAGAAGGGGCATGATACGGGCCGCCGTCAGCAAGAGGCTAAAGACCGAGAAAGACTACCTCGAGCAGATAGAGATGGCCCAGCTCAACACAATGAAAAAACTGGATAAGGTCATAGACCTTTTGGATTACTTTATCGAAAACATCATAGTCAGGAGGGACGAGGAATGGAAGAACAAGATGCTCTTGGAGCTGTCCTTGAACAATGGGCCGAAACCCCCACAGAAGAAGTCGCGCAGAGGCGGCAAGCGTTAACCGATATTTTACGGGAGTATGGTATCATCGAGCCGGATAGTTGGCCGAGGGCGATGGCCGAAAAAGGGCTGGTGCTTCTCGATGTGGACTTGCCCGGCTCACCCCAGACAAAGGGCGTATACCTGTACCAGCTCGTCAAGGACAAGCTCGTCCCGAAATGGTTCATGCTCGACCAGACGGTTTTAATGTCGGACGGTAGCGTGTGCCTCCAGACGGGGAAGATATGAGCAATGGCAAATTCCGGAACACAGACCGTGCCCGTCAGTTGATTCTTTTTGATGATTTGTGTTTTGGCAACATAAGCCCCACAGACATAGACGCTTTTATTGATTTTCAAAACAAAATCTTTATTTTGGTTGAGGTTAAGCACGGGGACTCCCCGATACCTTTTGGACAAAAACTAGCCCTTGAAAGAATCTGCGATGCCTCTACTGTTGCCGGGAAACGGTGTTTTGTGCTAGAAGCCCACCACAACACTTCAGGGGATATTTCCCTTGGGGTGTTGCCGGTAACGGCGTATTATTATCGTGGCAAGTGGCGAAACCCCAAGCAAAATAAGACCGTTAGAGAAACTGTCGAAATAATCATAGCGTAAACTTTTCCCTTGACACAACCAAATATGTAAAGTATCGTCATAGGAAATGAAGAAAGTCGTAGTCTATGATTACTCGTCCGTCCCCACCATACGTTTGTTCACGCTTTCAAATGCCAGAATAAGATATATCCAGGGGCCGTTTGGTTCCGGGAAGTCTACCGGTTGTATCATGGATTTGATAAGAAGGGCGCACGAACAGACTCCATCCCCTCTAGACGGTGTCCGGCGTACACGCTGGGCCGTTATCCGCAACACCTACAAACAGCTCAAAGACACGACGATGAAGTCCTTCTTTGACTGGTTCCCGCCCGCCCTTTATGGAGAGTACCGCGTCAGCGACCACGACTATATCATCACGAAGTTTCCCGGAGTTAGAGCGGAGTTCCTGTTTCGTGCGCTTGATAGACCCGACCACGTTAAGAACCTTCTGTCCCTAGAATTGACCGGGGCGTGGATTAACGAGGCACGGGAAATCAAGAGAGAGATTTACGACGCCCTCGACGGACGTATCGACCGCTATCCCGCAAAGAGGCATGGCGGGGCGACATACGCCGGGACGATGATGGACTCGAACCCTCCAGAAGAGGAGAGTTGGCTCCACGTCCTTGCCGAGAAAGAACGTCCGGCCAACGTCGCCGTCTTTATGCAACCAAGTGGACGCGACAAGGCCGCCGAGAACCTTCCGAACTTGCCGGTCGCATACTATGACAACCTGGCCGTGGGCAAGACCCCGGAGTTTATCCGGGTCTATATCGACAACCAGTACGGTTCCCTGCCAAAGGGGAAACCGGTCTACACGGGTGCGTACAACGAGGAGCTTCACCTTGCAAAGTCCGACCTTCTGGTTACGCCCCACATCGACGTCGTTACCGGCTGGGACTTTGCCTTATACCCCGCCGTTGTGTTTATCCAGGTCCACGAGAACAAGGTCAAAATCCTGGGAGAACTCACCGGGGAAGGGATGGGCCTCAGAAGGTTCGTCGAAACAATGGTCACACCGTATATCAGGACACACTTCCCGACAAACAACATCGTAGGGTTTGGCGACCCCACGGGGAACAACCGTTCTCAGAACGATGAAACCACATGCTATATGGAGCTTGAGGACGCAGGGTATCCGTACATCAAACCGAGCCATACAAACTCCATCATGGCCCGCATTAACGCTGTCGAATACTTCCTGTCAAGTCAAGCCCTTATCAACGGCGAACCCGTTTTTCAGCTCGACCCGAGCTGTGTGAACCTAAGACGCGGGTTTAATGGAGCCTACTTCTTCACCGACCTTGGTGTGCCGGAAAAGAATGAGGCATCTCACCCTCACGATGCTTTGCAGTACGCCATGCTGTATGTCCGGCAGATGCTCAATCAGCTCCGGCGCCAGTCGATGCGGGACAAGATACCGAAGAAAGTTTACAGACCGGCCACTTATGCCGGGTATTGAGGGGGCATAAATGGAAATATCGAAGGAATCTGTACTTGACCAAATAGGCCTTCATCTCCGGGGGCTTTTCGATTCATACGAAAAAATGAGGAAAACAAAAGAAGAGGACTGGCTACAGTCGCTCCGGCAGTATAAAGGCATTTACGACCCGGAGGTTTACGCCCTCATGGACGGGAAACAATCCAAGGTCTACCCGAAGATTACCCGAGCCAGGTGCGTGACCGTTCTTTCCCGGCTCCACGACATGCTCTTCCCGTTCGAGGACAAGAACTGGGGCATCAAACCCACGCCGAGGTCTACAATCCCGGAAGCGGGGATGCGCCTCGTGATGCAGACCCTCAACGAACAACGGCAGATGGCCATGCAACAGGCGGCCCAGAATAAACAAGACCCGAATTCAATACCAGAGATATCGCAGGGACAGGTCGAAGAGGCCATCCGACAGTACGCGAAGATGGCGTGTGAGGCGATGGAACTCGAGATGGATGACCAGCTCGTTGAGTGCCAGTACGAAAGGCTCATCAAGCTCGCCCTGGAGTCCGGGGTGAAGTACGGCACCGGCCTTATCAAGGGGCCGCTAGTCGAGAAAGAGAGCTACCAGGAATGGACGATGACCGACACCGGGTGGGTTCTGGTGCCAAAAGAGGCGTTGAACCCGTACATCGAATGGATACCCGTGTGGGACTTCTACCCAGACCCGTCGAGGATAGACTTCAAGGAAGGACTTGGGTGCTTTCAGAGGCACATCATGTCCCGTCACGACCTCCGTGTGCTGGCTAAAAGGGACGACTTTCTGTCGGACACAATCGTAGAGTACATAAAATCGAACCCGGATGGAAACTGCACACACAAGAGCTGGGAGCAACAGCTCCGACTCCTCCAGGAAACGAGCGACTATTACAAGAAGAACCGGTACGAGGTTCTGGAATGGTGGGGGCAGATTGAGGGACAAGACCTGGAAAAGATAGGCCTCAACATCCCCAACGTCGATGCCGAGATGGAGATTCAGGCGTGGGTGCTGGGCGACAAACCCATCAAGATTGCCCTCAACACGATGCCCGAAGCAATACGGCCCTACTACCTCTTCTACTTTGAGAAAGACGAAACGTCGATATGGGGAGAGGGATTGCCCAAGGTCATGCGAGATTCCCAGATTGCGATATCCGCGTCTGCCCGCATGTGCCTCGACAACGCCGCAAGCGTGTCCGGCCCCCAGGTCGAGGTCAACGAGAGGCTCATGTCCCCGGATATGCAAGTCGATGACTTCTATCCCCGGAAGGTCTGGAGAAGAGAGGGCCAGGGAATGGAGGCCCAGTATCCAGCAATCAGGGCCATAGAGTTCAATTCTCACATCGACGAATACATCCAGATTATTAAACAGTTCATGGACTTTGGCGACCTGGAAACCGCCCTGCCCATTTACATGCTGATAGACCCAGGGGCGAACAGGGAAACAGCGAGGGGAGCATCGTACCGCCACGGCACTATCAACATCATGGTCAAGGACATCCTCCGCAATTTCGACGATTTTAACGCCGACATCATCAAGGCTTTGTATAAGTGGAACATGGACTTTTCGAAGAAAGAGGAGCTGAAAGGGGATTACAAGATAATCGCAAAAGGCTCGACCAGCTTGCTTCAGAAGGAAGTTCTCACCGAGGCACTCAACATGTATAGCCAGTCGATGAGGGCGGAAGAGGTACCCTATCTCAAGATGGACGTTTACTCCCGAGAGAAGGCGAAAGCCCTCAACCTTCCCATGGACATGATTCGTACCGAGGCCGAGGCCCAGGAGTACATGCAGTCCATGAATGACCCGAGGGTCGTGGAGCTTCAGATTCAGACGATGGAAGCGAACATCAAGAAGCTCAGAGCGTCGGCCCTGGGACAGTTGGCGGCGGCAAAGAAGAAGTCCGTCGAGGCCGACAGGTCGGGGAGCATGTTCGAGAAAGAGGTCGCGTCGATGGACAACCTGACCGCGGACTCCATCCTCAAGAGGGCTTCAGCCGTCGAGAAACTGAGCAAGGCCCGGACGTATGGCAAAGACCTTTCGAAGTTAAAGGAGAAAGCAAGTGGCGCGAAGAAATGAAATCATTATGGCCCTTAAAACGGGTGTGGATTCCGAGGTTGGAAAGCTCGTCGTCGAGTTGCTGGGCATAACATTACAGGAACTTGGAAGCGAGGTTATGGTGGCGGAAGAGGAGAAACAGCTCTGGAGGGCGCAGGGCGGGATGCGGGCGGTGGTGACACTACTCCAGGCCTTTGCTCCCCAGCCGGAGAAAAACACTTGACAAAGGTAACGCAACGAAATATAAATGAATTAATAAACATAGCGTAAACTTTTCGGGATTACACGGCAATATAGTGTAAAAACCCGGCACCCTACGGTGGAAACACGGCAAGCGGGTGAAAAAAAAGGAGGGATTTGATGGTTATACCTGAAGGCGAACCCACGGAGATACCCCAGGAAGAAGAGTTCTCATCTTTGTTCCAGGATGCGTTAAAGGCCGAAGAAGAGGAACCGGAGCCAGAAATAGAGCCGGAACCCGAACCGGAACCTGAACCAACCCCGGAGCCGGAGCCAGAACCTAAAGACAAGGATATCGAACAGCAGTACAGTTCGCTCAAAGGGATGTTCGACCAGTTATCCCAGCAGAACAAGGAATTACAGGAAAAGCTCACAAGTCTTTCATCCCGACCGGAACCCACTCCCGAGCCGGAAATAGCACCCGACGAAGACCTGAAAAATTTTGCCGAGGAATATGATTATATCTACTCTCCCGTCAAGAAGATTGTGGACCAGGCACTCGAAGGGCTGGTCGGAAAACTCGCCCCCACTTTGGGGGAGATTACCCGACAGGTTCACGAGAACACAATCATCGCCCATCACCCTGACTTCACCAAGTACAGGGATTCCGGGGAACTGGAAACGTGGGCCAAGGGAACTGGGTCTGCCGTAGACATACAAGTCTACGAAAAAGGCGACACCAAAGCGGTGGTTGACCTTGTAGATAGATTCCGCGAGGCAAAAGGATATCGGGGCTACTATCTGGCCGACGAGAAGAAGGGCGAACCGGAACCGGAACCTGAAGCCAAATCGACGGACGCAAGAACACAGCCGTTGACCGTGGTTAAGACCAAACACTCCGGGGCTGGTGGGGACGAAGGGAACCCTGGCAAAGTGAAGGCGGACAAAAACGATTTCAGTTCAGCCTTCAAGGAAGCACTAAAACAATCAATGAATGGGAGGTAGCAATCCATGAATACACTTTACGGAGATATTAGCCCCAGGACGGCCGCATTTGTAGTCGTTCAGCTTTTAACCAGAGGCATGCCGTACTTGCTTTTAGAGCAGTTCGGTTCTTCAAAGCCCCTGCCGAGCGGCAAATCGCTCTCAATGAAATTTCGCCGGTATCTTTCGCTTCCGTTGGCAACCACGCCACTTAGCGAAGGCGTAACACCTGTTAGCAAAAAGCTCTCGTCCGAGGACATCACGATGACCCTCTCCCAGTATGGCGACGTTGTGGAAATCACCGATGTCATCCTTGACGCACACGAGGACCCGATTCTCCAGGAAACAGAAACACTCCTGGGCGAACAGGCCGCAAAGACCATCGAAACAATGCGTTATTACATCCTCCGCGCGGGAACCAACGTGCAGTACGCAAACGGCGCCCTGAGGACATCTGTCAACACGGCAATCAACACCACCATGCAGAGAAAAATCACCAGGAACTTTAAACGGCAGAACGCAGAGAAAATCACAACCAAGGTTTCTTCAACGCCGAGTTTCAACACAGAGAGCGTTCTTCCCGCCTTTATCGCCATTGGTCACACAGACCTTGAGGCCGATATCAGGGGTATGACGAACTTTACCGACGTTAAAGATTACGGTTCGACACCCGCCTATACATGCGAGGTCGGAGCTGTTGACGATGTACGCTATCTTCTTTCCAGCATTTATGGCCCGTGGGCGGATGCTGGCGCGGCAAAGGGAGCAATGATTAGCACAAGTGCAGTCTTGGCCGACGTGTACCCGGTTCTCTACCTGGCCCGGAACGCATACGCAATTTCAGCCCTCAAGGGCGAATTTGCAATCACACCTATCGTTATCAACCCGGCTCCGAGCAAGACCGACCCTCTGGGTCAGAGAGGCTCCGTAGGCTGGAAAACGATGCAGGGTGTCGTAATCTTAAACGATATGTGGATGTGCCGTGGTGAAGTAGCTTGCACCGAGTAACAACAAATACGAGAGGGAGGTAAAACCCTATGAATCTTTTAAGCGGTATTAAAGACGCAACAATGCTCGAGGTTTTGAGGCAGTTTTTCGAAGTATGTAAGGCGGGAACGGAGGGCGAGGCCGGTACGGCAGAAGGAACAAACCCCAACACCATCCAGTTTGCCACGGCCTTTGACTTTTTCATCAATGGCAAATGGTACGCCAAAGGCATCACCGATAACGTCGCCATGACAGCCCTGGCAGTACAGGCTGTCGACACCAGGTGTAAGTATCTCGTGTATATCACCCCGACGGCGACGGTGGGCATAGCCAAGGGAGTAGCGGTCAGGAAATATTCCTTGACCAAATCTACCCTGGCGTTTGACGCAATCCGCAAACAGCTCCTGTCATCCGACGGCGGGCTGGGTTATTTCAGGGTAGGCGACCTGGTGACCATATCCGGGTTTACTGACGGCGACAACAACCAGACTTTCACCGTTGAGGCCGCAACCGACAATTACCTTCAGTTTGTTGAAGCCGGGATGGCTTACGAGGCCGAGGGCGACGCTGTGACCCTCATCGTAGACTGTGTTATTCCTGACCTTCCGAGGGGAACGGCACCGGTCGCGCAGATGCTTGTAACGACCGACAGCAACACGACCTTTACATCCGGCACGGACGACATCACGACCTTTACAAACGCTGGCGGCGCGGTAGCTTTTACCGATTTGGCATGCATGCCCATTATATAGGGGGTGTGTTATGACGGCGTGGAACAAACTTAAACAGTTCCGACAGTCGTTGGTCGATGGAGTCATTACGGCCCCCACCGGTGCGGCTGGGCCTTCTGGATACTCTCCAGAGGGGTCACAGGGCAAGACCGGGGCCATCGGGGCCACAGGTGTGACAGGCGTGACTGGCGTGGCACCACAGGGAATCCAAGGCCCGAGAGGGGCAACCGGAAGAATCTCTGGAACCACAGGAGCAACTGGAGCTGTTGGAATTACCGGAATCGAGGGAACAACGGGTTCAATCGGACCTCGCGGTGTTACCGGAGCTGAACACGCATAAGGGAGGTTGGTATGGGTATAAACCAGCTTGAGAAAATCAAGCGAGAAATATTAGCGGGAACCCTTTGTGTTGGTGCTACCGGGCCGCAGGGGGTAACAGGCGCGAAGGGTGTGACCGGAGTTACCGGCGCAACCGTGCAGGGCGCGACGGGCATCCGGGGACAGACAGGAGCCGTGGGCGTTACAGGAGCCGTGGGCGTTACAGGAGTTACAGGAGCCGCCATTCAGGGCGTAACAGGACTCCAGGGCGTAACAGGACTCCAGGGTACTACCGGGTCGCAGGGTGTGACCGGTATGACAGGCCCAACACTTTAAATTTTAAACCCTCTCTCGTTTCGGCGGGAGAGGGGATTTTTACAAGGGGGCAGATATGCCGACAGTAGGACAGAGAGAAGTACCAAAGCCAGAAAAGAACCTGGCGCCGGACGCCTTGGAACTGAGGGACGGGCCTCGCCGCAAGATAGTTATCGACAAACAGGAGAACTATGAGGGCGACCAACAGGTCAACCTGTGCGTCAACGAGAGGACTATCACGGTTCAGAGGGGTGTCCCGGTAGAGATTACGGAACCTTATATCGAGAACCTGAACAACGCGGTCTACACGTACATGAAAAAAGACGAAAAGACGGGCGAGGACAAAGAGTACCAGGTTCCCCGGTATAGCTGGAGATTTGTGCAATGACCTTGGGGGAGATACTCGAATCGGTCAGGGTCGAGCTTGATGACCTTCTCAAGCCCTATCGTTACGAAGATGACGAGCTGATACGCTATGTCAACGAGGCCGAGAACGAGGCCTGTATCCGGGCGTTGCTCCTTCCAGATGATTCAACAGCACAATTCACCGAAGTTTACTGCATAGAGGACACACCGAACTATCTTCTTGACCCTCTTGTCATCTATGCGACACGGGCAGACCTCGAGTACAACGGGTCGATAACCAATATCCCAAAGATTACCCGTGACCAGCTCGATGATTTGAATACTCATTGGAAAGCGTTTACACCGGGTCTGCCCTATTACTTTATGAGTGAGATGGTCAGGGAATTCAAACTGGTGCCACCGCCGGGTCTACAGTATAACGGGTGCGTGATACGCCTTACGGTGTTTCGGCTCCCGATAACCAGCATGGTGGACAGGGTTGATACCCCGGAGATACCGGCCATTTATCACAGGTTCTTGTCATATTGGGTATGTCATCGTTGCTATTCGAAGAAGGATTCCGCCACCTATAACCAAATTGAGGCGGAGAGATACAGCGGGATGTTCGAGGCTATCTTCGGTCGTCGCCCCACGGCGAGAGAACTGGAGAACCGGCGAGGTAGGCCGGTTGAACGTATGCGTTCGAGGATATATGGGACGTAATGGCGAGAGCTGACCAAGGACACAAATATGAGCTTCTTGCTCAGGTAAGGGACTTCCTGGGGATTGATAACGTCACGCCCAGGGATAGAGCCAAGGAGAAGAAGTACCGTGACGACCCAGGCGATTATGTCTATTCAGCAACCAATGTCGATATCGACGATTCTAAGAAAATAAAAAGACGGGGCGGGTATGAAAAGGTTGTAAGCGCGACCTCTTCGCATAGCGGGTGGTCAAACGGCAAGATAGGTTTCTTTGTCGACGACGGAACACTTTATATGCTCAACGAGGATTTATCCGTCACCACAATGCTGGCTAACCTTTCGCGTGGGTTACGCATGAGCTATGTGGAAGTGGAGGCCAACGACCGTGTATACTTTACTAATTCCCAAGTTATCGGATACGTTGAGAACGCTGTTTGTTATTCCCTGCCGGTTCCTACGCAAGACCTTAAATCGGTTCTTCCACCGGGAAAATTCATCGAATATTATGCCGCCAGGCTGTGGGTCGCACAAGGGAGATACCTATATTTTTCGGACCCGCTCTGGACGGATGCCATTGATTATCGAAGAAATTTCATCGCGTTTGAAGAAGAACTGACGCTTTTGCGGGCTGTTGACGACGGCTTGTATGTCGGCGCCGGTAAGACGTATTTTTTACATGGAGCAACCCCGAAGGAGATGCAACGGAAAGATATCTTTCCTTATGACGCTATCCCCTACACCGACATCGTGACCTCAAAAGAAAACATAGGCGAGAAAGGTGGCGTTGGGAAGGTCGTCATTTGGACATCTCATAAGGGTATTTGTTTCGGCGGTAGTTCCGGGGACGCGATTAACGTAACAGAGAAAAGGTACACCATGATGCAAGCCAGAGAGGGTTGCGCGACGTACATCGCAGACCCAGGTCATCACCGATATGTGTCGGTAATATACAGATAGGAGGCGTAAATGTCACTCAGACTTTCCCAGGGAGCAAGAGATAAAATATTAAACGGCAAGGGTTTCCGCCGTGTGTTCGAGGATTCTACGCTTCGGATATATACCGGCACACAGCCCGCATCTTCCAATAGTGGGGCCACAGGCTCCTTGTTGGTATCAATTACAAAGGCGTCCGGCACGGTGACGGTCAGGTCAGAGAAACAGATATCGCTCTGCAAGGTGAGCACAGCGGGAAGCGCGGCAGACACGCACGTACTTACCGTTAATGGCACGGCATATACCTACACAGTTGTTGGCGGGGACACGGCGGATATTATAGCCAAAGCCCTGGCAAAACTTGTCAACGAGGATTCCGAAGTTGTTGCGGTCGCCGCTGGCGGTACAACCGTTACTGAGTCTGCCATCATTATGCAGTCGAGAACGGCGGGTGACAGCTTTACGGCGGTTGCCAGCAACACCGGGGCGGCGGTCTTGTCGGTCGTCGAGGACTGGGTGGCCGCAACGAGCGGAAACGGACTTCGCCTACTGGAATCATCGGGCGGTGCAATCACAAAAACAGCGGACGTCTGGAGCGGTCTGGCGGTTCTTACGGGGACGGCTGGATGGTTCAGGTTGAGCGAGTTTGCCGACGTGCCTGGTAATGATTCCACGACGCTGGCCAGGCTTGACGGTTCGGTGGGAACAAGCGGTGCCGACCTTATCGTGGGAAGCTCGGCAATACAGATAAACTCTACATTCACGATAGATACGGCGACATTCACCATGCCGACGAGCTTAACGTAAGAGGGGTGCGAAATGAACAGGGCAAGGATAGGCGTTAAAATGGATGGTTTCGTTGAAAAGAACGGACTGTTTATCAAAGACCATAAGGTAAAAGTTTTCTCTTTGTGGGACGTTGAACATTACCGTCAGGGTAAACTTTTGTCAAAGACCCGTGACCACAACATATGCACCGACCAAGGGTTGAACTCCATTCTCGATATCATGTTCCATGCCACGACCCAGATTACCGCTTGGTACGTTGCCATCTTCGAGAGCGATTCCACACCGGCCGCAGGGAACACCTACGCGACTCCAGGCGTTACAGAGTCCTCCGCCTATACGGAAGGAACCAGACCGGCATATGTAGAGGCGGCGGCGTCAGGTAAGAGTATGACGAACACGGCCAGCAAGGCCCAGTTCAGCATCAACAACACAAAGACCATTTACGGTGGGATGCTTGTCGGTGGTGGGTCTGCGGCAACAACAAAAGCAGACGTGGCGGGTGGCGGGACGCTCTTCTGTTCCAGCCGGTTCACGACAGAAAAATCCGTTACGAGCGGGGACGTTCTTTATGTAACGATTACGATAGCATCTTCAGACGTATAGGAGTCGGTCTTGGCAATCACCATTGCTAATTCAGACTATTTTTCGGGGCAAGGCCCGAATCCCAGTAAGTCTTTTACCGTTTCTACGGGCGACGACAGGTTTCTTCTTGTCCTCATAGCCTGTAGAAACGATGTAACGATTACAAGCGTGACCTACGGGGCGGCAAACCTTTCCCTCGAGGTTAACAACGACGGGAACAGCAGGGAAACACAAGTCTATTATCTTGCCAATCCCGCCGCTGGCACAGACACGCTTACCGTTAATGCTGGTTCACACACGGACTATTATTGTATAACCGTTTTTGAACTGAACGGCGTATATCAGGCCGATGGTATCCGAGGTACGGGAACCAGTACCGGGTATGACACCACCCCTCACACCCAGATAGACTCCGCTGTCGGGGATTTAGTTTTTGACGTGGTAGCTTATCTGAGTAGCGGAACTCCTACTTTTACCGTAGACGCCCACCAGACCAAACTGTATGGATTCAATGTTACTACAAATTCTATGGCCATTGGCGTGTCCACCAAGGCGGGTGGCGGCAGAATAGAAATGGGGTGGACGGTAACAAATGTCGTCACAAACTTTGTCCAGACCCTTGTTTCCATCCGTCCGGCATCAATGTCGCTTATAAGTAAATCTCCCGCTGTAACCGCTGATGATTGTTACATCACTTTCCCGGCTGGGGGATTTGTTAACAATAGTTTTTGTATGTTTGGTAATTTTGGCACGAACGATGCTTCATCCTATATTCGCTTTCCCAACGTTGACATTGCTCAAGGAACGACAATACTTGCCGCCGGGATAACGCTTATTGCGTCGAGCGGGAACTCAGGTTTGGGGATGAAAGTCCACATCTCTGCGGAGGACTCCGACAGTTCTGTTGCTCCCACGTCGCACAATGAATTTGATGCTCTTGTGAGGACAACCGAGTTCGTTCAATGGAACGACATCCCGGTCATAACAGATTACACGGTATACAGCACCCCAGACTTAACCGCTGTGATTCAGGAAATTATAAACCGGCCCGGATGGGTTTCCGGCAACGCCATTGGTATCATACTTGATGATGATGACAGTAGTGGAAATACGGGTAGGTATTTGTGTACCGTAGATTATCAATCGGCAAGCAAACCCGTTCTAACCATAGGGAAAGCCCCGCCTCCTCCCATAGAGGGAACTCTATCGGAAGGATTTGGCGTAGGGGAAACCTTCAGCGATAACATGCCGGTAATCTCCGAGGGCGTGTCGCTCTCCGACACCCTTTCGGACAACATGGCCAAGGCCCAGGATGCTCTGTCGCTTGGAGATACTCTTGCGGTTGAAGTGTCGGTCTATAAAGAGGAAAATCTTGGTTTACAGGGCATAGCTGTAGCGGGCCTCAACAAAGACGGTTTCAACGACGAGGTAACGTCCTTTTCGGACACCCTTGGGTGTGATTATGAAAAGAACGGTATAGTTGCCGACGAGATAACATTATCTGATGTGGTAACAGCAATACAGATGACCTTGAGCTATTTGGACACAGAATTGGTCCCCATAACGGCTGTTTTGCAGGGTCACAATATTGTGGTAGTAGACATACCAGTCCTTACCGCCACCTTCGAGGGAAGAACCGGAGAGGCTGGAGTCATGGATGTTTATATCCCGGCCCTTCAGACCACGCTTACGGGTAGCATATCCAGACAGGGTATCCTTGCGGTAAACATCCCTCCGCTCGTATCTTCAATGACGGGCATAGCGGGTAGGATTTCCAACATATCTGTTAACCTTCCGGCCATTGCTGGAGGGTTATACGGTACGGTGGGGAGTAAGGGAATCCTCAACGTCACCCTACCCTGGGTAAATGGGGCGTTGACGGGTCACTTCGATGTTAATGGTAACGTTTTAGTTACGTTGCCCCCGATAGGAGTAAGAACCCTTACGTCCTTGAGGGACACCTTTGATGTTATGGTGTTGAACACCATAGCCTCCGCTCTCACACACTACGAGAACTATGAGTTCAATAGCTTTTTCTCATTGAATGGTATCATTTACGCCGTCGCTTATGATGGAATATATGCTGTTGGTTTGGCCGAGGACGATGCGGGAGAACCCATCGAGGCCGGGATTGAAACCACACTCATCGATGTGGAAAAGAAAGACCGCCTTCAGCCAAACATTGTCAGACCAGACCATGTATTTCTTGGATACAAGACGGACGGCGATATGACAATGACCGTGGTCAAGGCCGACGGAACGGAATATGACTATCCTATCCGGGGACTTTATGACGACGAACACGGTGTCCGGGTCAAGATAGGCAAGGGTTTAAAAGGCAGATATGTCGCTCTCAGGTTCGAGAACCAGGGCGGTTGCGACTTCGAGATAGACCGTATCCGAATCTTTGCGGAAAGCCTGCTAGGGATTAAATGATATCATATCAGTTAAAAGGCAGTACGGAAATGTTAAACAGCCCAAAGGCCAGAGATGCTATGCACGGTCATATAAGGAGGATGCAAATATCTTTGGAAGCAAGCGGACTTTACAACCAGTCATATAGGGATAAAAACATGACCATCAGGTTGTCTAAATTAAGCGATGGAGTTTTTATTGCTAACGTAGAGCTTACTGGGGGGGATAAATCCAAAAAACTAAATGGAAAATTTATTACCCGTAACGCAATAGTTGACAACATACAGCTTGTTATTGACGACGATTCTAACCCAGATTACGCCGATTGGTGGAGGCAAACCAAACTCTATTCTATGGAAGGGGAAGTATACACGGAGAGTGTGGCCTGGGGCGAGGACTACTATTGGTATTACTGGAGCGATTCAAACGACTGGGGACTGGACCCCCGACAGTTGGAAGAAGAGTTTACAAGGGTTAAAATTAAATTTGATGATGGCGATAGAGATGCTTTGGCCTGGTATCCGATAGACGAAGAGTCACTCAGGAAGGAGGCCAACGAAGTAACATACTATGTCTTTGATAACGACCTTGGCGTAAAGGAGTATAAGGAAGATAATAAAAGCACGATTTTGTTTGGGTTTAGTCGGCCAGATGATGTGGTGGCGGGCGTGGGTGTGCTTCTCACAAAATCGGACGAGGGGAAGAGAAAATGGAATCTTGTCAACGCCCTTAACCCTTACCATAGCCACCTTGAGTATTCATTATATCCAGACGAAATTTACAGAGATGGTCCGACGGAGAGCGTTGTTTATTCTGGCGAAAATAATTCTTCTTTTTATGACCCGCCTTTCAGTAACGTCAGATATGATGTATATGATTGGTGGTATGATTGGAGTGAAAGTCACAGCGACGAGTTCACGAACTATTATCCCATCCTTGGATTAGACGAGGAAGGGGAACTCTCCGTCGACACGAATGTTGAGGGTTGGTATTGGGACTGGTACGGCCGCGGAGGGTCTTACATTTATTCAGATTATTATTATATTCTTATAGCCGACGGAGGTACGGAGTATTGGGTAGTGGACGACGTTCTATACTACAACCTTTGGTGGGTCGGAGAAAGCGAGGGCGAAGAAAACCGTTCCGCAGATGGAGAGATTGTTCTTATTAGCGATACCAGATGGGAATTTCTAGACTATGATTATAGTTTTTCTTTGTATTATACGGTGGATGATAACGCAACAGAAACCCGGTTTAGCTGGTGGAACGCCTCGTCATTTTATGGAAACGAGGGGTATGGGGAGGAAGAATATGAAAGGTTTGCTGAAACGGAAATTAACATCTCCGGGGTTTTTGTGCAACCATTACTTGCTTACCGTGGTGACAACCTGGCCCAAGATTTGCCATGGATGTTTCTGACATCGTTTCCAGAGGTGTCATATTGGGGAATAGGCAGTATACTAAATTGGTTGTCCTTTCCTTCGATAGCTTCTGGTAGCTATATAATAGGAACAGGAGTTTTCGAAGGTCAATTCAAAAGCCCAGGCACTTTGGTGTCCAACGACCCCGACATTTGGATTAATTGTATTAGAGAGGTAGAATTTTCCTGCGAACAGAATAACGAAATATATGAGTTAGAGAGCACAATATTTGTTAACCCGTACATTGTTCAAGGTGGGGTAGACTTTGACCATGCAACTATAAACGATATACACTTGTATAATGGACAGGATATGTATGAGGAAGTATGGTTAGAATATTACTACGATATTAAAATAAGCGATGTGGTTCTTACGCCCGCGGGAAGATTTGTTCTTCAGTCGAGGGAGGGTTATGTAACTTTCAATAGGCCTAAAGGGTGGGCGACTCCTGGGGATATATCTTGGGAAACCGACTTAATAACTGAAGAAGCCACCATCCAGATTGTATCTATGAACGCTTATCCCTCGCTTGAACAGGAGTACATACTTACCGAGGTGGGGGGGGGTGATGAGTCGGATTTTACAAAGGGAGGAGGAGGAAACTTCAGGACTCAATGGGACGATGCGCCCCTCGACGTAGAGAAGGTGGCAACGGCGTGTATATATCTAAACAATGGAGAGGATGAGTGGACGGTACATGTACTTGTGAGGGAGAAGAGAAATGAAGAAGGAACGGCAACAATAGAAACAACCATTCAAAAACATCTTCCGGACAGCCCAATGTTTATGAACACTATCACACCAATATATGGGTTTACCCAGAGAGATAACCCGTTCACCGCGGGAAACGTTACTTAGGGAGGATAAAAAATGGCAAGTTATATGATAATTTTAAAGAAAGGAACCGACACGGTACAATTTAAGTTGGATGCCACAGATGTTAGGCGGGCTTATGCTGACGCGGTAGTAAAGAAGAACGAGATATTTCCAGGGGAAGAGGTCGCCATGCAAGTCGTAGAAACCGGGACTACCATGGGACCACGGATGGCGAACATGGGTACGTCCATAACCCCGAAAGGATAAAGGGGGTATAAAATGCCAGCATCCGCCACCGCAATGCTTGATTGGGTAACCAGTCTAGTAGCAAGTAAGTTCCATTTTGCCTCCAGCTTTGCAATGGGGGGGTACGGAAACGCTATGGCGTTCCTTGATGACCTCCACAACGTTGATTTTCCCATGCCTTCCGCCCCTTACATTTCAATTCCTTATGCGGACATTCCTGTTCCATCGGCGGCGTCATTATTGAACTATCTTCCGGGGACACCAGCCTTTCCGGCGGAACCGTCGAACCCGCCGTCTTTTGTCGAACCCAACATGCCAGTTGAACCTTCGTACACTTTGCCTACGGTTCCAGATTATGCGAACGGGCTTCTCAAAGAGGTGACCCTGCCCGACGCTCCATCATATAACGAGGTGGAGTTCGATGCGGTAACACCCATCGAGAACATCAACGTCCCGGTCATTAACATCGAGGGCGGTGAGGCATTGTACGACGCGGAACTCTTTCACGCTATCGAGGCAAAACTCCTTAACGATATCGTGAACGGTGGCACCGGGTTGTTGCCCGAGATAGAAACCGCCATCTGGACACGCGACCAGGAACGCGACGCCCTTGTTATGGAAGATGAGATTACCAAGTTCATGGACGATTGGACGAAACGCGGACTTACACTTCCCGACGGTGTTCTTGCGGAGAACCTCCAGAAGATGCACATGGATTATGCGAACCGGATGATAGACCGTTCACGGGACATCGCAATAGACCAGGCGAAACTGGAACAGGATAATATCAAGTTCGCGGTAGAGTCTGGGATAAAGGCAGAATCCTTATGGATGGACTGGCTTGATAAGAACGCCAACCGAGCCTTTGCGTTGTCAAAGGCCGTTGCGGACGCCGCTGTAGAGGTGTTCAAGATTGAGGCGTCGAAGTATCAGACCGAGGTCGAGGCATTTCGGGTACAGGTAGAGGCGTTCAAGGGCCGGTTACAGGCCGAACAGTTTAAGGCGGAAACATATAAAACACAGGTCGAGGCCGCGAAGATGGTTGTCGACATGAACGACTCCGTGGTAAAACTCTATATAGGCCAACTCCAGGGAATATCCACGATGTTTGACCTGTATAAGACACAGATACAGGGAGTCATGGCCCAGGTCGATGTGAAGAAAGCAAACCTTGAGGCTTTTAAACTGACAATAGACACATACATTGCTAAGAATAATGCTATCATAGGAAGGTTCAATGCCCAAATTGACGGGTTCAAGGCTTACACGGGGGCGTGGGCATCGGTCAACGATGTCAATATAAAACTCCTAGACGCGAGGGTAACGAGCGCGGCGCATCAGGCCGAACTTTATTTGAAACAGTACGATGCTTTGTTGCGGTATTATGCTCAAAAGGCGCAGATACTTTCCGCCGCCGCTGGACATGGCGGACAGATAGCCTCGACAATAGCCGCCGGAGCTTTGGCTTCAATGACGGCAGGGGCGCATGCACAAGCATCTGGCTCCGTGTCGGAACAGTTTTCTGCAACAATGTAAAAAAGGGAGGGGATATGGGTTTAATAGATGATTTTATACAGGCCGTAGTGGGGCCATCGCAACGGGGGGCGAAACCCTTTGACCCTTATACGTCATCGGCTTTAGCCTCTGAAGGGACAAACCCTTATGGTGTCAAAACAGACATTATAGGCGGAGGGAAAGTTGCCAGCGCACCGATAGACCAATTTGCGAATGATGCGTATGGACTCACCTATCCGGCCACCCCGACGATTCCTCAGGCGGCGGCTTCAATTCCCACCAATGGAACGACAGCCCCCCCAAATATAACTACCACTACCCCTACCCCTACCCCGATACCCTCTGCGGGCCTGGGAGTTCCGGGCAGTAAACCGGCAACAATGGTATCTCCGGCCCCGACGCCTACGGGTGAGAGTTGGAGTTATTCAGACCCAGGAGCTAAACCTAGTTCGGTTTCCATGCGGGGCGGGGTAATGTCGTCTATTAACGATAACGCTCCGGAAACACCGACAAACACGACACCTTCCGGCGTAAACAGAGGCTCGGCAGACCGCCTAGCGGACGACCTTATTACAAAGTTCCAGCGGGCGGTGTCGGATTATTCCGGGTCATCCTCGACCATTGATATGGTTAAAAACAAAAGCGTTATGACAGGCCTTTTGGGCTTGTTAGAAAAGGTAATGCCGACCACCTCCCTTGGCGCACAAGGCACCATGGAAAGGTCGGCTCTCGATATTCACGGGCCGAATATGCCGGGTGGTCAGGCCGCGTTGATGACCGCCGGGGCGGCGAAATCAAACGCCGAACAAAAGGCATTGGAAACACCGGCAGAGATAGCGTCTAAAAAGGCGATGGCCGATTACTACGGATACAAGGCAAAGGCGTTTGACGATATCCCCTCACCTCTTTACACGGCCATGTTGAAAATGGCTGGAGGTGACCCGAATGACCCTGATGCCAAACCGGATATGGATAGACTTCACACAATGATTTCTGATTATCGCCAGAACAAGTCAAAGGCCGGTGGAGCCATTCAGGGAAAGACCTTATCTGCGGAACAGGCGAAGGCCTACACGAAGCAATACGGCAGTAAAGAGAAGGGCATGGCGGCGGCCAAGAAAGACGGGTTCACCTGGTAAGGGGGGGTAAATAGTGGCTAATGTTTGGGATGACGAAGCAACCGGAGTTGGCGCACCCGCCGCCCCGAAGTCTGTTTGGGACGAAGTAGACGACGGTTCAGTCGGAGGACTTTCTTTAAAGACCCCGTTGAAATTGGTTCAGGCTCTTCAGGCTGGTGGTGTCGGTGGTACGGTAGAAGGTGTCGGCGGTGTCACGAGGGCAATAGAAGAAACGACCGGGCAGAACCTCGCCGCCGGGACACTTAAAGCCATAGGCTGGGCGTTGAGTTCTCCCAAATACCTTGGACACGCCTTTGACTTGCTTACCGGGAACGCGACGCTAAATGATATCGTAAAAGGCCCAGAGAAAGAGCTTCCGTACGATATCTTTGGCCCAATAAAGAAAATCTTTGACGCCGCCTCAGACGATATAATGAGCCGGGAAGTCCCAGGGTTTCTTGACACCAGCATCTCCGATGTTGAAAAAGGTCTGGGCCTAGAACCAGCGTTCGCGGGCAAATGGATAGGGGAGAAAGGTAAAGCCCTCACTAAAGCGATGATGCCGGAACTGACACCGGGAACAATCGAGGCCGGGATGGCAAGCGGGTTCCAGAGCATGGGGCAGATGATACCCCTCATCGCCGCTTCCATATTGACAAAAGGTAAGTTCAAACCTCTCCTTCCCATGGCCCTTGAATCAGGCGGGCAAGACTACGCCGAGAAAAGAGAGGCCGGATTCGACCCGGCAACATCCATAGCGGCGTTCCTAACGAACACCTTTACTGAATACTGGACAGAGAAACTCCCGCTCGAAGCTCTCGTAAACCCGAAACACAGCCTGGGGAAAAGAACCCTCATGGCCGCTCTTACGGATGCTCCTGGCGAACAACTTGCCACCCTCATCGAGTCGGGGATAATAAACACAGCGACAACTAATCCCAAACTTACCTGGGGAGAACTCCTTGGAGAATTAAAAGATACGGCCATTTCCTCGGTAACGATGGCCGGAGTGATGGGGCCGTCGATGCACCCCGTTGTAAAGTGGGCCGAGAAACAGGAGAACAAGAACTGGTCGCGCGATATTCAGAAGGCCGTAGAACTGAACGGGCATACCGTCCTTAACCCTGACGACCTTATATCGGCATATTCAAATGCGGTAAGGGTTCAGAAGGTTCTTCCCGATGACGTCGGACTTGCAACCGCCATGGGAAAGATGCAAGTGGAGATGGAGAAACGCGGTATCTGGCCGACCGACGGTCTTTCCGCAGACATAGAAAAAGAGCTGGGAGAGATTGACTGGACGACAGGTAGTGCGGTGGCTCTCGCCCGTAATAATAATTATAAGGCCAAGACAAAGGCAGAGCAAAGGTTACAGTCCCAGAGCGACGAGATAGTCCGCAACACCCAGGCATGGCTCAATACCGGAGTACCCGGTGATGCCCTCAAGTCGTCCCCGGAAGAAATCCTTGCCGAAATCGAGGCCGTGAAGGCCAAGAAAACCGAGGCGGGGAACCTCTTCACGCTTTCACCTGGCCCTTCTGGGGGCTTTTCTATTTGGGGAAAGAAGTTCGACGAGAAGGGTGAGCTTGTTGTCGATAAGTTTGTCGATGAAACAACCGGCATGACGAAAGAGGTAGAGGCCACCCAGCTTATCCGCTTCAGCCCGGACACCGCGGGATACGACCAAAAGACCGGTAGGTTTTCCGACGAGGCTTCTGCAAAGACAGCCCTGGACGGTTTGATAAGCGACGTTGCCCAGAACAAGAAGCTGACGACCTCAGACTATGTGGCTCCGACAGTAGGACAGGCGAAACTTGGCCCGGAAGCGATACCGATGCCCGAGAAGGCAACGAGTGCCATAGAAGGCCCGATACTGAGCCGACCAGGAGTGGAGGCAACCGAAGGGACTCCTCCGACAAAAGGCCGAGCCGCAGTCAAGGGCATAGCCACAACCCTGACCGCCCCACAACTTGGTGCCGAGGTACATCGCCGGGTCAAGGATATAGCGAAAATCCGGGGCATCGTGACAAAGGAGATGAACACCGCGATACCCATGCCGGGTGTTAACATGGCTGTTGCTGTCGTCAAACCGAAGATGGCATCACGGACAGACATTGACAAGGTTGTCGACATGACCATGAAGCTCCTCAGTTCTGGCATACCGCAACAGCAAGCCGTGGCAAGAGCAGTAGGAGAACACCGACAGATTACTGCTGGAACACCACCGATAGCCCTGCATGGTGCTACGGAAAGAGGGGCAAAGAAGGGTTTCTACGGTGTAGCCAAGGTTATCAACGATGCGTCGACAAGCATGATTAAATTAATGCGGGGCGTACTTGGCATGGATAAGGTCGAGATAGTCCCTGCATCCACCGTTCCGTCATCCTCAAGGACACGCCTCACACAGCAAGAGGGACATGGCTCCCACTTCTTGGAAACGAAACAGACCCCGGAAGAGCGCGAGAAGATAGAAAGGGTTCGTTTCTCCCAGCAAGAATACAAACGGGTGATAGGCGAACTAACAGACCTCAGGCAGAGGGTCAACGACACCTATGAGGAACTGGCCGGAATTATGAAAGAGGCCGACAAGCAAAAGGGTTCCGACTTTGTATCTCGCCAATCATTAAGAGAACTACAGAGGGCCGCCGACAAACTGTATAAGACAATAGGCCCGGCCCTCGAGCAGATAAGAAAACTGGAAAACATCGTGACACCGGCTGTTGCAAGGGCGAACTTCTTGCCGTCCGGAACGATGGTAGAGCTTATCAAGAACAACTTTGTGGTCAAGAATGTGAAAGAGAACCGGTATGAAATAAACCCGGAGATGGTGAAGGCCATACAGAGTATTGAGAACGCCCTACAGACACAGCCCCAGCCGTTGGCCTTTGCCGAACGCAAGGCGTTGATGCCGAAACTGAGCGAGTGGGAAGATGCCGTGGCCGCCGCAAAGAGAGATGGAGCAACTGGAAAGGGTGCGGAAAAAATGGCCGCCCGGAACCTTCTTGCACCAGCGGCTCAGACCGTGACATTGAAATCCCTTACCGGGGTGGATTTTGGCAAGACCGGACATCCGGTGATGACGACACAAGGAAAGTTGAGCGGGGCAAGGATAGCCACAAAAGATATCGGCCTAAATCAAGCCCCTATCAAAATGGGCAACGACATCCAGGTCGTAGGGTCTTTGGATAACGTCCCGTTCACGTTACCGAGCCAGCATCCTATTAAGGTTCTCAGGGAGTCCGCGGTACGGGACTTCTTCCTCGAGAACATCAAAGGCACCGGGAGAGAGCGGTCATACCTCCAGGCAATCAAAGTTCTTTTCAATCTGCCCGACCTGGGACTCCCCCAGACGAGCAAGACGGAAACCGTTGGGGCCGCACCGGCCATCTTCGATTCCAACGAACTGATAGAAAAGACCTTGGGGACGTATGTCGGAGGCCAGGAACTTGCCCACATAATCTCTACCGGGAAGTGGAGTTACGATTCCATCACCGGCGCCGCCACAATGACAGCATCTGGTATAGCCAAACAGATAACCAAGGCAAAGAACTGGTTGACCCGCAACAACACCTCTGGTATTGCCCGCGTCCACGATTCCAGCTTTTTCCAGGGACAGTTTAATATTACCGACCGGACAGGAAGGAAAGACAACATCACATGGTCGAGAAGTGAATCTGGTGTCGTAACGTCCCTTGCCTATAATCAGAACGGGAACTGGGAATACTGGCTTATGCTTCCGGACAACAGGACATTGGAAACACCGGGCGGACGGTACATCATGACATACAGCAAGGGGTCAGATACCTTGACTGTCCAGTTCTTGCCCTTTGATGAACTGCTCCGTGGCGACCATCTCCGCAACAAGGTCATGGAAAGCTACATGACGGCCATGCTCCAGGCGGGGAGTATAAAGGAAAAACAGAAACCGCCAAGGAAGCTCAGCACCATAATAAAATCGCTGGGCGGTTTGCGTCCTTCCGTCTGGGACCCGCAGACAGGATATGGGACAAAGGAAGAAGAAAACAACTATCCAGCAGAACTAGGGTTTAAAAACGTTAGAGGTGAGAGAAGGAACCTCGCGAGTTACATCACCGTCAACGACCCGGCCAGAGCGCACGATATGGAGGAGATGGCAAACATCTTAATAGAACAGAAGTATATTCCTCCCGCGCCCCCCAGCTATCAGGGTGATGTGGCACAGTACCTTTTCGATACCATTGTAAAAGGGATGAAAGAAAAACAGGCCGTAACCATTGAACAGATAGAACAGAACATTACAGAGGCGGAAGCGGAAGCGGAATCCGGGTATGACCTTATGTCGGAAGAGGCTCTGACAGCCGAGAGAGAATGGGACGACTTCGTTTCGGCAACGCTTAATAGAATTGACGAGATTGATTCGGAATTACAACAGGGTATCGAGGAACTTGACGACACGACCCGACACTACCTTGTTCTGGAAAAAGAAGGACTCCTAGACCAGATACAAAACAAAGAAACCTTTGGGCAGATAAAGGCCAACGAGAATGTCACAACCGACGATGTATTCGTTCTCGAGGACAACGATACCCCGATACAGCCGGAAGGGACAGACATGCTGGGAGAGGCTATTTCCAAGGAAGAGGTAAACAGAAGCAGGGTCATGGGCGTCGAGGAATATGTCCAGCCCTCCCCGGAGAACCTTGCGACCCTCGATAAACTTGTAGCCAAACTTATTACTGACAATCCCGTAATAAACAGCTATCCAAAGCTGGAGATGGCCTTGAAAACCGGCAAATACGGTGCTATATTTAATCAGGCTTTAAGCAAGTATGGGCCGGACATATGGAGGCAAGCATATGAAAGATTTTCCAAGGGTACTGGAAGCGGACAGACCATTCCTGGAACAACTGGAGGAAAAGGTAATAAAGGGCGACCTGGAATTATCATCCCTGGAGGCGGAAGTATTCCAAAAGCCAGACCGGTGGAAACTTATGCAAAGTATCCCGGCCTTGAAAACGCCGTTGACGACTACCAAAAAATAGCGATAAACCTCATAGGAAGGAGCCAGGAGAATGGCGGCAAAGCCTTCCTCCTTGCTGATGGCACCGGCGTAGGCAAGACCAGAGAGCTTCTGGTGGCCGCCCGCATGCTGGCAGATAGGGCTGAAGAGGCGGCCAAGGCTGGTGGCCCAGGAACCAGAAACTTTCCCGGCCCCGTTCTTATCGTAACCCCCAACAAGCTAGTCCAGGGATTCTTTGAAAAAGAACTGAAGGCAATGAATCTTCCGCAGACCAACATCCTGTTGGTGACATACGACGGGTTGCTGTCCAAGCACAACTTTGAAGAATCCATATCCGGCCTTTCGGACGCAGAGAAACAGAGGAAGCGGAACGAGAAGGCCAAGACCACAGCAAACCAACTCATACCTATTGACCTTGCGAACACGGTCTTTGCGGCCCGGATAGCTGATGAATCTCACCGGCTCAAGAACGTGGAATCAAAACGGTCAAATCTCTTTGACGGGATAAACGCTGACTACTCTGTCTTTGCCACGGCTACCCCGATGGATAAGCCTACCGGCGCGACCTATTACCTTTCACAGATAACGGGCCTTACCGAAAAAGAAGTGGAGAAGATGCTGGGATACACGGTTTCGGCTCTCCCAGACGCGGACGGCAAGATAAAGAAGTTCGCCGTCCTCAATGCCGGGATGACCTGGCCCAAGGTCTGGGACAACATTATAGCCTTGAGGAACGCGGCAATATCCCAGGGTTCCATGATACGTCGGGAGTATCCTTTCTATGGAACCATCGAGAACGAGGCGGTCATACTTGCTCCCGAGGACAAGGCAGAGATAGACCTGATTGACGAGGCTTTCGGCCTTAACAACTGGATAGGCGAGGACGGCAAACCATTTAAGTATAAGAACCCGGTGAACGGACAACTCCGAGAGAACACCTACCGGGCGGAACACGCCAAGTTCAATGTCATCTGGGAAAGGATACAAAAAGAGTTGGCCCCGCGGGCAGACGGCAAGAGACCGAAGATTGTTATCGTGGCCGAAGGCGCCGACGTTGCACATCTTGCCGGGTTATCTCCCGAGCGGATACCTACGGCTGTCATCTATGCACCCGTTACCCGTGACCAGTTGTTGCCGTTATTGTCCAAAAAGATGGAATCGCTCAACATCCCTCATGCAAAGATATACGGGAAGGGCGACAAATCATCTGCGGTAGACAGCTTTCAGAATGACCCGAATTGCAGGGTGGCCTTAATGACCCCGGCCTCCGGTGGCGTTGGCATAAGCCTCGACGACCAGGTAGGGAACGAGCCACGCATCATGCTTGTTGCAACCCTGAACTATGCTGGCGACCAGTTCGACCAGACGATTGGGCGGGTCAGCAGACGGAACTCGAAGTCCCCGGCAACAGTCGTATTTTACCGGGCCGACGAGGCCTTCAGCGATTACAAACGTGGGGTCATCCTCCAGAGGAAACTGGAAACCCTACGCCGGATACAGTACGGTACGGACATCGACCAGGCTATAGGGTTCAACCCTGACGGTGATTCTTTTGTCAGCGAAGAGGCCGCCGGACACGCCCTTGATGAGGCCATAACATATAGTGATGCGGCCCTCATGCGGGCGGCGATAAACTATTACAACCCGTACATGACCAAGAACGAGGCCCAGTTCGCCGCTGATGTGGTTGTCGATGACATGGGAAGGCTCTTTGCTATAGAGGGCGTGACCCCGGAAATTATCGAGGTCTACCGGGCCATCACGGCCAACATGATACAGAGCGGGTATTACACCATGAACGGCAAGACCTTCAACTCCATAGAAGAGCTTGTTGGAATGTCCCAGCCCTTCAGGAACCCGCAGTATGAATCGGCACGGTTCATCTACACGAAGTCCTTACCGGATGGACGGACGCAAGTGCTTGGTATGGAAACCCTTACCTCGTATGTGCCGAACTGTACTCCGGCCCTTAACGTAGAAGTACGGCAGTTCGAAGAAGTCATCAAAAGGATGAGGGCGGCTGGAGCGGACGGTTTCTACCAGATGCACAACCACCCGTCAGGACATGCCGACGCCTCCGAAGCTGACATGCGGATGGACCAAAGGCTTAACCAACTCTCCCAGGCCTATCCCGACATAACCTATAACGGGGCATACATCATCGACAGCAACGAATACACATTCGTGCCGGGCAAGGACATGTCCAAGATTCCCAAGAGCTACAAGGGAAAGAAGATGACGGGATGGATAGGCAAACAGGATTTCAAACACTCCTTCAAGTTCCACGACATAGACCCCCTCATTCAATCCTCGATAGACAAGACCGGGGAAACGGAATACGGGAGTCTGGCCGACCTGAGGAACGGGGTATTTTATAGTCAAGACGGGCTTCTCAATGCCTTCCGCACGGCAAACAACCGGGAGAACAAGGGGATTGTCGTGTTCGTAGACATTCGCGGCACCGTCAGGGCAGTCCATGACATCCCGATATCCATGCTCGAGGACAAGGATAAGATGGTCAACTACATCCGGGGGCATGCGAGGGCGAACGGCGCTACAGAGGCGTACCTTAACATCAATATCAACCGGGACACCTTTGGCGACCAGAGGGCCGACCTTGTTCACCGTAACGCCACAGACCTCTTTATCAACCGGATACTATCGGATGCCTTCACCATGTCCAAGTCGGGCGGTACGGAAACAATGTGGACGATGGGGGAAAGGCTGTCGAAGAGCCAGCAGACAACCCTGCGCCGGAACATGAAAGAAACCCTGAAGCAAGGCTTGTGGTTCGGCCAGGAGGCATACGCCCTGGGTATCGACATGATGCTCCGCGAGGACGCATACGACCCGCTGGACAAGAAGAAGGTCTACAAAGTAGAAAGAAGCATGGAAATAAAAGATTGGTTAAGGAACGAGAGAAAAGACCTTACCAACGACAACCCGTCGGGAACCATCCTCAACGAAATCCTCCAGAATTCTATTGATGCCACAAGAGGACAGAAGGACAGGATATTCTTAACCTCTCTAAACACCCTAACAAGTGGTAATCCCGAGTTTGACCGTTTACAAGCCGAACGACCGGACGTATTTGGTAATGCCAAAACAGTTAGCAAGGTTGTTTTCTACGATAATGGACACGGGATGGGGCCGGAAGATATTTCTAGCAAACTGTTGAAGATATCTGGCACCAACAAGGGGGCCGCAGATATTGGAGGGTTCGGGAAGGCCAATGTGGCCATCGTGAATGGGGCCAACTATATCAGAATAGATACGGTCTTTGACCGGGCAAAGAGGGAGAAACAACTCCGTGACGCGGGGATGTCGGCAAAAGAGATTGCCAGGGAAACAAGCGAATCTGACGGTTCCCCTACCCCTGATGGGATAATATCAAGCATCAACATGGCCCCGGAAGATATTCCAATAAAGGGTAGTGGAGATAAAGGCCCGGATGTGACAGTTAGGAAAACCAAAAACCCAGGTTTTATGGCCGAGGCCGTAGACCTTATGAACCGTTCTAAGGAACACTTTGAAACACAAGGCGACGCGCTTTACTATTATGACGACTTTATCTCTGGTACGACCGACATCGACGGGGGGACAAGGATTGCCCTTTATTTTATAGAGGAATCAACCAATCCCGCCGACGTGCTTTATCCTGCGTGGCAAGGACAGAGCGAAACAGGATACAACATACACACCGCCATGAAAGACGATTACGAGGACAACTTTCATATAGACGGTTTTAAAATGATGCGTATGAACAATTCCAACGCCAGGTATATTAGAACGGAAGGCTGGACTGATGTCCAGAGCAAATACAACACCACGACTCTTGACGACGGCAAAGGAAACATCGTTGAGGTCAAGTATAAACCGGTTAACAAATACGGTTCACCCCAGAACGAGGCCTACCGGATAAGAACCCGGTTCTTTATAAAGGGACTCCAGCTTCCCAACGTCATGACAAACGAACTTCAGTTCCTGTCGGACAAACAGCCCGACTTTGTGGTGTCAGTCAACTTCAAACAGACGGTGGCCTCCCAGGATACAGCCAACTATCCGCTCCGTGACAACCGCACCAAACTTACGGAAGAGTGGCAGAACCTTCTCAAGGACAGCATAGGGCAAGACCTTGCGGCACGTTTGAGGAATGACAGGGATGAGCGGTTCACGAGGATGGGGGAACAGTTTCAGCGGTCGCCCATTGTCGGCCCGAACATGGACATCGTGTGTCATGTCCCTTTCAAGGAACACTATGATGAGGTAATGGCTCTTGTCACCGGGAACAAGGATGTGTTCGACGCTCTTGCCACCATCTTTGACGAGTTTAATGCCACGGTAAAAAGGGTTATCCCCTCGATGAACCTTCCCGAGATGTTCTTCACCTTGGACTCCGGGGTACACGGGTTCAACACCACGAATATGGACCCGAAGTACGGCATCAAATCCGGGGTCGCCATCAACCCGTTCAGCATGGGGACAAACTTTTTAAAGGACATAAAGAGCAACGACATCTACGGGTTCGGGTCATTGACGGACGACGAGATTCGGTCGTCTGTGTATGCCATGGTTCTCATACACGAGTTGGCCCATATGGCCGGTTCTGTAAGCGGGAGAATTATCCAGGGCCACGGTGAAGCATGGGGAATACGGTTCTCGAACCTCGCGGCCCGGTTTGGCGGACTTGAGTTCAGAAAACTAGAAAGGAGGATTAATAGTGTCTTTAAAAACTTCTCAGACAGATTCGACAGTATTGCAAACGACCTGGAAAAATTTGAAGTCGATGACACCGGCCGCCAAGATTATAGTTCAGATTTTCGCAAAGAAGGACAAGAATCCGGAATCGAGGGAATTCTGGGCTGGTCTAAGGGAGATAGCATTGTCAGGGACGGAAAAGAAGAAGAGCTGAACAACCTCGAGGTTGCTACCCTTGTGGCCAGGGTCAATGAAACCCTGAACCGGGGTAACTCCGCCATCCTGACCTTGCCTTACCTGACGGAACTTGGAAGGCGGGCCTTTACCGGACAGACCTATGCGGACTGGGCGGCACAGATGCGGGGGGCGTTGGGGGAGAACTTCAGCGATGTCCGTCCCCAGATGATGCCCCTATTCTCAGAACTGAGGAAGAACATCCCCGCCATAAAAGACAAAGTGGCAGACAAAGAGGCCGGGGACATCCAGAGGTTCCTCGACGAAACGAACAAGATGATACAGAGCATGAAAGATACCGCCAAGCAGTACGCGGACTATAAGGGCAACAAGAAATACCGGGAGCAGATGGACAAGGCTGTCGCCGCCAACGGTGAGAACATCGGTTGGTTCAAGAAATACTTTTACCTTCCCTTCTATAAAGCCCTGTCAGGTAGCACCCTCTGGAAGAGGGCCGTCGGCGTTATGGAACGCCGGGTCGAGGCACGACAGGAAAAGAACCACGCATACCTGTCATCGCTTGACAGCTTTCTGTCTATGAAGGGCGACAAGGTTGCTCGTCTGGAAAAGGCTTTCATCGAGGGCGACCGCGAGCTTCCGCAGAGGAAACAAGACCTGAAGAAGCAGTATAAGGAAGCACTCAAGGCCGGGGAATACGGGATGGCCGCCGAGCTAAAGGAACAGCTCGACGAGCTGGAGCTTCTCCGGGGATACGGGGACAAGGAACTGAGGGAACGGTTCAAGCTGACAGAGATGGACATAGACACATACCGTCATGTCAGGTCTACCCTTGACACCATCCACAAGGATTGGTTCAAGTCCATTCTGGATATGACCCTGCGTCCTTATAAGAACGAGCCGTGGTTCAACCTTCTCAACGAGGTTGCGTACGGGGGCGTGAATCAGAAGTATCTCATCGGGTTCATCCGGTCGGCGGGTAAACCGAAGCTCCGGACAAAGTATGAAGAACTTCTGAAAGCCTGGATTAAGAGCGAGATACCAGGAATAGACGACACAATCGTCAATGAATATTTCAATAACATTATATCAGCATATTCCTTCATGGCCCACGGTCTGAGCCAGATACGGAAGATACGCAACTCCCTGGGCAGATGGATAGCCTACTTCCCGCACGTACGCGAGGGCAAATACTACGTCGAGGCTTTCGTCGAGGACATGGACGAGAACGGCAAGACGAAGAAACGCAAGGTGTGGAACGAACAGTTCGCCTCCCTTGTAGAATCAAAACAGGTCTACGACCGGCTCGTTAAAGAATACGGCGCGGATAACGTCGATATGAACAAGGTAACCAAACCGGCGGATGCGACGTTCTACGGCGTCAGGGATGAGAACATGCTACGCCTTCTTGGCAACGCCATCGAGCGGATGAAGGCCAAGGACGACCTGAAAGAGAACGAGCTGAACGTCATCAAGCAAGAGATTCTGAACAACCTCGTCAACGAACTGAAGGCCCGCGGGTTTGGCCGGTTCGGTATCAAGAGGAAATCCCCGAACATCATGGGGTATAAGGAAACCGGATTGCAGGGAGTCCTTAAAGATTACGTCACCGGCTTCACAGGTATGGTCACGAAACAGGAAGCGGCCCACGAGTTCCTTGATTTGCTCAAGGATGTGCCGAAGAAGAGCGATGCCCTCTATGAAGATTTGTCAACGTACATGCGGGACATGCTCCGTAATTATGACAAAGGCGACAAGATATCGGCGGTGGCAAGGAGCTTCATGTTCACCTATTACCTGGCCGGTTCCATTCGACCCATTGTCCTTCAGTTGACACAGAACTTTGTCACCGGCATGCCATTCCTTCAGAAAGAATTGCGGGCGTTGGGCATAGCAAAGGTAGGCACGGCGGAGAAGCTGTACTCCATTGCGATGAAGGACATCGGAATGTCCAAGGTCAACAAGAAGGACTACTCCATTAAAGGCGACCACCTTAGTGACCTCGAGAAAAGGTTCATCCAGGAGATGCTGATAAAGGGTGTCGCACAAGACCAATGGATTAAAGAGCTTGAGGGCCGGATGCAGAGCGTCCTCGGAGAGAAGTACAACCGGACTATTCAGATATTGGGTATGCCGTTCTCGGCTATGGAAATATTCAACAGGAAATCTGCGGGCCTGGCTATGTTCAGGGTCTATATGGAACACCTGAAGAACGAACCAAACGTAGAGAAACGGTACCAACTGTCGATGGAAAAGGCCAAGGAATACATTTACAACACCCACTACATGATGGGTCGGGAGAACCTTCCCCGGTACGCGGCCGGTGGCGACATCACCAGCCAGTCCATCCACACCCTCATGACGTTTAAATCGTTCAACTACAACTACGTCAACTCCATGATTACAGCCGGGGACTGGAAGGTCTGGGCGCACTCTCTGGCCTATCTCTTCCTCTTTGGCGGGCTTCTGGCCCTACCGTTCCTGAAAGACATCCTAGAATTGATAACCAAGACGACCGGGTACAACCCTGTGGCGGCGGTCAAGAAACAGCTCCGGGCCGTGGGCGGGAATACGCTCGAGAGAATGGGAGTCCACGGGATTCCTACCCTTCTCGGTATCAGCGTAACTGGTTCCCTGGCAATGGGAGTCCCCTTCGTGGGAGAATCACCATCCGATACCGTGACGGGTGCTGTGGGCGGGATAGTCAAGAAGGTCGCCCTTGCCGGAAAGTACGCATCAACCGGACAGTTCGAAAGGGCCACAGAGTCAATGGCCCCGGAATTTATCGCCTCCATGATGAAGGCGGCAAGGATGACAACAGACGCGGCCACGACGGCACACGGCAAACTTATACCAGGCCCGGACGGTAAACCGATGAAGCTGTCCGCATCAGAAGGAATCACCCGTGGCGCCGGTTTTCAGCCCATCCGGTACGCCGAAAATATGGAAGATGAGCGGAACGTCCAGAACATAGAACAGTTCTTCCGGGAGAAACGTGAGAAAGTGTTTGACGAGTTCCGCATAGCACGGCATAATAAGGACAAAGAGGCGATGAAAGAAGTGTTGGGAGATGTCAAGAATTTCAACGATATGCGACGCGACCGTGGAGTACAATTAATAGTGGCCCCGCTGAAGATGAGCAGTTTGATAAAGAATTCCAGAGAGGTCATGACAAAGGCCGAAAGAAACAAGGAACGGTATAAAACAAAGGCCGGGGGTGAGCGGTGAAAGGTGACAGAAATATAGACCTGACAATAACGAGGGGCGACTCAGAACCCTTGAACATGGAGTTCCTGAACGACGACGGAACGCCCGAGGATATCACGGATTGGATTGTAGAGTTCACAGCAAAAGAAAACATGTATTCCGAGGATGATATCATAGCGAGGACAATAACCGTGCATACTGACCCGGCTCTGGGACAGACGGCGGTTAATCTCATCCCCGCCGACACCAGCCTTTTCAATCAAGGGAAATACTGGTATAAGCTCCGTGTCACGACAGATGTAGGCCTCGTCCAGACCATCATGACGGGAAACCTGTTCGTGGAGGTCTGATGTTACATGATATAGTTATGGGAACCTTCACCCACCGGACGACGTATCTTCCTCGTCTGCTTGATTCTGTCAAACGCTTTTACCCCGAAATACCTTTTATAGTTCAGCTCGACAACAAACCTATTGTCGAGAACTTTGAAGCTCTCCGGCAGAAGTTCAAAGCTACCGGCAAGAGGTTCTGGCTTTTCCTTGATGACGACATAGAATTTCTGGACAAGGACACAATTCCCAATGCCCTCAGTTTACTCCTGGCGGGCCACCACGCAATGGTAACATGCTATTCGACCTTTGACCCGCTGTACGCCTTCGACGTTCCTCTGGAGGCCAAAGACATCGGCTGGGCGATAGGATACTTCCAGTTTGTGGACTCCCGGCGTATCGGTCACATCGAGGGTGACAGGAATCTTCCGTTCCCAAATTCGTCTGTTGACACGACATACAGCGTCGAGTGCCGGGCGAACGGATACACGATAGGGATAGCGGACGGCATCGTATATCATGCCTACAAGCAATACACATGGACGCACGACGACCCGAATATCATCAACGCCTACCATTTTCAACGCTGGGGACAGTTCTATTTCGACTGCACATCGTCCGTTGGATACCGGAACATTGTAGGGGCCATCCCAAACAAGACCATAGACATCTCATCCTACGACGCTATTGTGGACGATGCCGAGCTTATCCGTAACCGGGATAAACTTATCAACTGGCAACAGGGCCACTACTTCGAACCGCATGACGAGGTTCGCCTCAACGTGGGGAGTGGCCGGACGAACTGGAACAACTACATTACCGTGGACATTGATGAGAACGCCGACATCCAGGCGGACATGAGGTCGCTTCCCTTTGCCGACGAGATAGCCGATGAGATAAGCTCACACCACGCCCTCGAACATATTCCTTATCGTGATTTCAGTAAGACGTTAAAGGAATGGTTCCGGGTTCTGAAGCCTGGGGGAAGGCTCGACCTTGGCATGCCGGACGTTGAGCTGGTCTGCAAGAAGTTCCTCTCGTCCGGGGAAGATGAGAAGTGGCGTTGGTTCATCTACTGTATGTATGGTCAACAGGCCACGACGACAAAACATCCGTGGCATTTGACCGAGGATGACCCGGTGGACGAGGCACAGATACACCGAGGCGGGCTGTCAAAGACCCAGCTTCGGCAAGTTCTCGAGAACATCGGATTTCAGATTCAGGACATTTACAACTACGATGGCATGGATACACCGAGCGTTTATGCTTATGCTGTAAAGCCATCATAGACATAGGGTGAACTAATGGCATATAGAATAACAATTATCCTGAGGGCGGCGAATCACCTTGACATAACCGTGTCGAACCAGACCGTTCCGGCCATAGCCGTTACCCTGACAAGGCAAGGGGCAAGAGGGGCCACGGGCATCCAGGGCGATACCGGCCCCATCGGTTATCAAGGCGCTACCGGCGTGTCAGACGTTCCGGGGCCGACGGGAATTCAAGGCGTAACCGGAGCGGGCATACAGGGAGCTACGGGCCTTGGTGTTCAAGGAGTTACCGGGGTTACGGGCGTTCAGGGCATAACAGGGCTTGGCCCTCAAGGTGTTACTGGTGAGGGAGGGCAGGGCGTCACCGGCATGAAGGGCGATACCGGCCAGAAAGGTGATACCGGTGTCCAGGGCCAAACGGGCGTTGGGACATCTGGCTTGACCGGAGCAACCGGCCCGAAAGGCGAAACTGGTTTGCAAGGTCAAACGGGGGCCGGTACGCAAGGAGCGACGGGGACTACCGGGCCAAAGGGAGAAACCGGGCCACAAGGACAAACCGGAGCGGGGACACAAGGCCTTACCGGGCAGACAGGCCCAAGGGGTGATACGGGGATACGTGGGGATACCGGAGCGGGCATACAGGGAGTTACCGGGACAACCGGGCCTCAAGGCATGACCGGAACAACTGGCCCGCAGGGAATTACGGGTGCTGGGATACAAGGTGTCACGGGAACCACTGGGCCACAGGGTATCACCGGCGCGGGCATCCAGGGTATTACGGGTACGACTGGCCCCAAAGGAGACACGGGTTCACAAGGTCAGACCGGGGCGGGAGTTCAAGGATTGACAGGCGCAACCGGCCCTCAAGGACAGACCGGTCAAGGTGCCACCGGAGTAACGGGGCCACAAGGCGTGACAGGACAGACGGGGCCACAGGGCCAGACGGGTGCGGGGATTCAGGGAACGACAGGCTCAACAGGCCCGCAAGGTTTAACCGGTATGACGGGCGTTACAGGGCCACAAGGCATAACGGGAACCACCGGGCCACAAGGCGTCACCGGCAACACCGGGCCACGGGGCATCACCGGTACAACGGGGCCACAGGGAACGACCGGCCCGACCGGGCCTCAGGGTATGACGGGTATTTCTAACGTCCCCGGAGTAACCGGCGCAACTGGGCCACAAGGACAGACGGGAACCGGGACACAGGGTGCCACCGGTACAACGGGGCCGACCGGCCCGAAGGGTGATACCGGAGCGGGGACGCAAGGCCTTACCGGACAGACGGGGCCACGGGGAGATACAGGCCCGCAGGGTCAGACTGGGGCAGGGATTCAGGGGATAACCGGAGTTACCGGAGTAAGGGGCGATACCGGAGCCGGAACGCAGGGGGCGACAGGCACGACCGGCGCAACGGGGCCACAAGGTCAGACGGGAACCGGGACACAGGGACTGACGGGGATGACTGGCGTCACCGGGCCACAGGGACAGACTGGAACTGGTACTCAGGGAGCGACGGGGA